TTCTTGCACGAAAGTAATCATCAATCCTTTCAAACTTTGAAAAGTAATCGACAACTATTTTACTGGCATATATCGTATCTTCCTTACTAAGCTGCATATAATCTTAGACCTTCTATAAACCACATAGGAGTTGGTCTCTTTGTCCACTTGGCAAAATCTTTTTTTTCTTCCACATAATAGAGTCTGTAAGCATCGATAGTATTGTCCTGTTTGCAATCGTCTGGCATACATTGTGGTGGGTCAATAAATTTACCAAGGGGAATGTTAGTGGGGGTTTTTGCCAATGGAACTCTGAGTTTAGAATCAGTCTTGTGGGTCTTACCATATCTAAATGTATATTCGTCACAAAGAGAAACAAATAGATCATAAAGGTATCGGTAATTCATATTACCAGACCTAACCCATTTTGTAGATGGGTGATTAACCATTGCATTTTTATATAGGGAATGTGTATCCGCGTAGGTGTCACCATCTAGCTGACGGTGTGCGGTACACAACATCTGAGCAGACTCTAGTATCATCTTCACTACATGCTTATCACAATGTAATTGTGCAGAAATAGTAGGGTCTTTATGTAAATAAAATATGTTCATGATAAAGAAAACTCCAATTAAACTTTATATAAACCACAGTATACATGGTTCTGGGGCAAAAGTCAAGAAGTTTTTTCAGTTTCTTTCAACTGAGGTATTTTCTCTTTTGCCATCTCTAAAGCTGCCTTGTCATCCAGATACTTAGGTCTCCTTTTGGGAACCTTTTTATCTTGTTCTGCATACTGAGCTTTGTGTTTCTCTGAGTCATCTATCTGTTTTCTCATATACTCCACAAATTCAGCAGAACCGTGTTGTCCTTCTTCACCATCTAGGATAGCTTGTAAGTCAAGGTTCTGAATATACTTGTACTTAGTATCAAGTTGTTTCTTTTCTTTTTGAATCCTTCTTAGAAAGGCATAGTATGTAATCTGCGTAAAGTATGCAAATGGATTCTTAGATTTTTCTGGATTGAAGTTGTCAATGTATGTGATACAGTTTTCTATACCATCAAGAATCATTTCTTCTCTAAAAGTATAGTTGACAAAATTTGATTTGTATGCCAAGTGGTTGGCAATCTTAACCATGCACTCGCCTATATATTCTGTTACGCGAGGTTTAGGTTCACCCTTTTCTGCAGCTGATAATACCGACTCGCGGTATGCAGTCATAGCAGCAAGAAAATCCTTGTTGTTGACATAGTGTCGATTTGTTTCTGATTTCTTAGTCATAATGTTACCCATTGTATATTAATGTTAATCAAAAGTCAAGCGTTAATTAATTTATTTTTTTTAAAAAAACTACTTGACAACTGCTTGAGGTATCCTGTATAATGAGTTGTCGTTTAAGGATAATTATAGCTAATGTAATATCCTTTTCTTTTTACCCATCAATTCGTCTACCATTTCCTTAATGGTTTCCGAATCCCAATTGGGTTCCTCATCTAATTCTTCCTCATAAAAATCATCCATAGGCGGCAATGCCTTCGGTTGATTCAAAAACCCTTCTTTCATATTTTCGTAACCCTCGCGGAAGTTCGCACTAAGTGGGGCGATTGATACTATGTTATTTGTATTTACTTCAAATATAGTTTCATCTGAAAATGATATCCACGGTCTTACAGAATAAGCTTCGTGAGTCATGGATACTGGCAATCTCATGATTTCCATTGGGTAGTGTACTTTTATTTTTTCAAGGGCGTCCAATGTATCAGACTCCTCTACAGTAGCAACTATTTGCAGTCCACTATCGAAAACAATTATTTTTGGTTCGTTTATCATATCTTTCCTCGTGAATCTATCTTCACAACCTTATAATCAAAGGTTTCTTCATTGTACATTTTAATTCTCTCTAGTAAGTGGTTGAGAGTATAATTTTTTCTTTCTCTCCAAGAAAGGTCATCACCAATATCAAACAAATTACATTTTGTTTTGACTTCACTTTTACGGAGGCCTCTACCAATTGACTGTAAGTTTCTTATTCTACTCTTACTAGGCGAGGCGAATATAATATTATTAAGATTCCTAATATTTATACCTGTAGAAAAAGTTCCGTAACTGGCAATGATGATTGTGTTGTCAGATTTTTCTGTCAATGCTCTAATTTTTTCTCTTTGTTCTGTTTCAGTGCCACCAAATACAAAGTGTACAGGGCGGTCTGTCATTTTGGTTATCTTATCATACAGAACTTGACCGTGTTTTTCTACAAACTGATAAAGTAATAAGGTGTTGCCCTTCTGTGTTATTGTTAATTTACTAATGATATCGTTTCTACCAGCGTGGCCTACTAGGAAATCCATCTCTTCTTTATATGGCATTTTCGATACTAGTTTTCTTTCCTCGTCTGTATATTCTATCAACATACAGATTATCTTTAACTCCGCGAGTTCTTTCTTATCCATAAGTTTCTTTGTGGTGGTAACCTTGTATACTTTGCCGAATACTCCTTCAAGAACTAGTCTGTGTGTTTTTGTACCATCTAGTGTACCAGTAGTTCCTATTCTAAATCTGGCGTTGGTGCATTTGTCCATGAGAGTCATTAAAGACTTTGCTTTAAATAGATGTGCCTCATCACCATACACTACATCAAATTCTTCAAACCATTTCTTTGGATACTTGTAGATAGATTGCCATGTAGATATAACTATGTCAGCTTTGTTTGACTTCTCTTTACCACCATATATCCTATGACAGTACTTTGACACATTAAAACCATTGTGTGTGGAGTAATCAGCGAAGTCTCCATACATTTGTTCTACTAAACTGGTAGTAGGGACTACAATAAGTTGTTTTCGTCCTAAGGCGTGATGATATCGCGCCAGATTGTATATTATGAGGGACTTACCACTAGCGGTAGGGGAAAGTAAAAGAGTTCTGCCACCGTTAACTGCATCGAACACAGCGTCTTCTTGATAGTCTCTTATCTGTATTGGTTTCCTGTTACTATGAAGTTTTAATCTTGTGGCGAATTCTTTAACTTCTTCTCTTGACATATCCTCACCAATCTCACCCATCTCCAACTTGACTTCATACTCAAGTTGTTTTGCAAATTCTAGTAAGTAAGGTAAAAGACCAACATATAGTTCTCTTTTGTTGTAATTGTACAGTCTAATCTTACCGTCCCAATGACGGTTTCTATATGACGGCATGAAGGAAGCGCCAGGCACTTCAAAGGTAAAGAAGTCTGATATCTCTTTTGTTATGCCTTCGTCAGAGGCTTCCACATGCATATGCACATGGTCTTTTTGTTTGACAAAAATCATCTACAATAGGCCAGATTGTGTTTTATTCCATTCAACAGCATTTTTTATATCCCATGTTCTTGAATTTAAACTACGCAATACTCTATCCAAAAAATCTACCGTTGTTTCCAAGTACCAAATTTTATCTTGTTGTTTAATAACATCGGCATCACCGTCCAATACTGAACGCATATCAGATTTAAGAACAGAGTTTTTATACCAAGGTTCCCAACCTAACTGGTCAAGTTCCTCTTTAGACAGTTCACCACGAAAGTATTCTGACTTGACTCTTTCGAGTCTAGCCAAGTCTGCCTGTGCTTTCCTTTGTTGTAGTTTAAAGTTAGCGAGGTGTGTCACATATTTCGCGTGAAGATTTGGTGTGTTGGTAGATTCAGAACCAAGATCTAGTTCATCGATTTTTGAATCCTCAGCCCACATATCTTGAAGTTCATTCAATGTAGCCATAATATATCCTTGGGTGTTAAGTTACAGATTTAATATTAAATATCCTATATTTGAAAGATGCCAGTCCTGTGAAGTAAGGTGAATCACCACCAGATATATCAAAGTCTAACCCACTCAATGCGATTGGGAAAGCATCTCTAAACAAAATTTCCATGTTGGGGTTGTTATTAGAATCCAAAACAAACAAACTTGCATCACTAACCTGTCCAATAGACTCTTGTTTAGAAGATTTTTGACCACCAGTTCTCCAACCCTGTGACTTAACAAAGTCTGTAAACTGTGAATGTTTTTCTGGGAATCCTAATCCAACCAACCAATTATACAATTCAATATAGTTTGTCATATTTTCTTGTATTAGGAATCTTATATTTAGGTCACCAAAAGTAATCTTGTCGCCGGGAAATGGTATGTCCTGTAGCGGTGTAGTCTGTACAGGAAACCCAATAGTCATATCGGGAATATTTGCACCTTGACAAAAGAAAGATACATTTGGTATGTTGTGGACTTGAAACTTAAATCCATTAGGGCGTAGGTAATCAAGTTCTGAGCCCGACTGGGCTGCATAATTACCTTCTGATACTGATGGATTTACTGTATATGCCATTGTTCTAAACCTAAATTGATTAATATTATACTGCTATTTATAACAAATGTCAAGCCCAAAAAAAAGGGAGTCCTAAGACTCCCTCGAAAACTTTTGTTTTTAGGTTGGTAGTCCCAACTCTTATTGTTACATAAGGTTAGTAACCTTTACAGACCTGTAGTACTGGTTTCTATCAGCAGTAAATGTGTCTGCGTCAGTTGTACCATCTGATTGTGTTACGAATGGGTTAGCAATCATACCATATCTAGTTTTGAAACCGATTTTCGGTTGGAAAGTAGATGGGTCAATCGCACGAACCATTTGTAAAGGTACATACGGACAGTAGAACAGACCAGCGTCA